AGAATGCCGTACCGGGGGTCCAGCGCCTCAGCGGTGGTACCCCAGAAGACGCCACCGAGCTGGGTGTCCTCGTCGATGCCGGTGTCCTCCGCGTTGGAGTTCACCGGAGCCGGCAGGAACAGCGCCGTGTTCTGGTCGAGCACGTACTGCGCCGTGCCGTTGAGGCGAACCTGAGCCTGGTACACCGTGACGGGCGGCAGACCCTGCGCGGCGAGCATCTCGTTGAGGTTCGCGGTGGTGACCACGGACGGCTGCTGCACACCGGGGAACAGTTGGTTGCGGACGGCCTGGTTGCGGAGCATGACGTTCCACACCTTGCGGGACACGACCAGCGAGCCGGGCTCGACACCGTTGGTGGCGATGTAGGTGTCACGCCACGTCATCAGGTCCGACAGCGGGTCGGGGGTGCCCGACCCGGCGTTCCACAGCGTTGCGGCGGTAACCGTGTGCGCAGCGGAACGCTTCCAGTCGATGGTCGTGCCCAGCTCCGGGACCGGCGTCTTGCCCTGCACGAGGGTCTGACCACGGGCGAGCTCGACTCGCGCCATGATGTCGCGGGTCAGCTTCCGGGCATCGTTGAAGATCTCGTCACGGATGCGCTGGTCGGTGACCTTGCGCATGCGCAGCCGGTCGTACTCGGACGACCGAGTCTTCAGCGACATGGGCGGCAGCTCGCCGACAACGTCGATGAGCGTCTGTCGGCGACCGATCGGAGACTCCGCGTCGTACGAGCGGTACGCAGCGGCGTCAGCGAGGCCGGTGCCACCAGCGGCGACCCGGTACTCGATGTCGTCGACGAACTCGTTCGGCAGGTACTGGCTGAGCGTGAACGCGTTGATCGCCATGTCCGCCATGGCCGCGCGGACGTATCCGGTGACCTCGGCGGGGTAGACGTAGTTGTTGGTAAGAAGCATGAGCGCCTACCCCTTTCAGACGTAGATGATGTGCGAGTTGGTCCCCTGGGCCGTCGCGTCCACCGAGATCGGCAGATTTGCGACGATGACCCTGCCGTGATCCAGCAGGGCGCCGTTGGGGTTGGACGTGCCGTCGGTGGCGGTGGCGGTGAACAGGAACCCAGCGAGGGTCTGCGAACCATCAGAGGCGCCAACGGCGTAGGGGCCGTAGAGGCCCGAGTTGGCACCGGAGGTGTACTTGCCCAGGGGCAGCCCGGACGGCAGGTAGCCGTTCGGGTAGTGGGTGGCCTTGGTGAACGCACTGATCGCGAGCGTGATGCTGCGAGCCGAGTTCGTGCCGTGGGCCGACCCCAACCACGACTGGTCGTCGCGACCAAGCGTGTTGATAGTCGGGTTCAAGTTCATGAGAACGCTCCTTGAAAGGGCTTGATGGTGGGGGTGCGTACGGTCGGCTCACGCCAGACCAAGCCCGTGACGGGCGATCCCATGACGGGAAGGGGTTAGCCTCTGCGGCCCTTGCGGGCCTGGTAGATCTCGGCGCCGGACTGCAACGACGGTCCCGAGCTCGATGGGCGGCTGCCGGCGCCGACCGTGGACGGGCCGCGACGCTGCTTCTCTTCCTGGACGGGCGCCCAGGCGTCGACCTTCTTCGCGATGCGCTCGGTGTCGATGTCGCCGGAGTCGGTGACGTACCGGCGAAGGTCGATGTCCTCGAGCAGGTTCGCGAGCCGCTCGGCTTCGATGCGGCCCGCGGCCGCAGCCTTGAACTCGGACGCCGCGAGACGCTGCGCATACTGGTCGCGCACCTCAGCGGTCGCGGCCTCCTTGGCTTCGAGCACCGCCTTGTCCTTGTCGGACATCAGCTCGCGCTCCAGCTGTTGCTGCTTGTTCGCACGCTCACGCAGATCAGCCAACGCCTCAGGCGTGAGCCCGTCGAACGCCTTGTTGCGCTCCTCGTGCTTGCGAGCCTGGAACTTCCAGTACGCCTCGCGCTGTTCGACGCTCATCTCTGCGAGCGGGGTGCCCTCGGGGAATCCCTTGTCACCACTGGACGTCGACGCCCCAGCGGCCTTGGTTCCCTTGTCCTCGGTGGACCCTTCACCCTCGCCACCTTCGCCACCCTCTTCCATGAGGGCGTCGCCGAAGCGGGCCTTGTGGAATGCGAGGAGGGCGTCGATCGCGCCAAGTGCGCGCAGGTCGGTGGGCTTGAAGAAGGCAGCACTCATGTCGTTCTCCCATGTCGGGTGTGGTGTTTCCCCATGTCGGGGCTACCCGCGCAGGCTGCGGGAAGATCAGGCGCGCTTGCTCGCGCGTTTCTTCGGGACCAAAGTCGGCCCGAGCTCGCCGTGCTGGTCGATCTGGTAGCGCGTGCGTTTCAGGTCGGCCGCGGAGGTTGACCCGCCGTGCTCGTAGAGCGTCCCGAGATCCAGGTTGTTCAGCGCAGACCCGGCATCGAAACCACCGAGGATCGGCATGACACCGCAGTGGCAGCGGTCGTGGATCGGCAGGAGCCTGCTCTTGTGGTAGACGCGGTCGGAGGAGGCGATGCACAGGCCGCACGTACCTTGCTTCGCCAACTCCGGGTGGATCACGCGCCGGTACCCGGTGATGTCGTGCTGGGAGAAGAACTCCGCGTCCTGCCGGCGCGCGGCCAGTGCCACGTCCGCCTGGTTCATCACATCCGCCCGGGTCAGCACATGCTGCAGGGCGTCAGGCTCAGGCACGTCGATCGACCGCTCGTAGCGGTACTGGCGAGCGATGCGCTCATACACGTCGTCGGGCGTGACGCCGGTCCGCAGGTTGTGTGTCGGCGCAAGCTTCGCTGGGGGCACCGTGTGACCGGCGAGCATCGAAGACACCTGCGAGAGGTAGGCGTTCTCCTGCGCGACCATGATCTGCTGCGTCGGCGTCACCAGTGAGGCGATGTCCTTCGACATGGCCGCCACGGCCGGGTCGGAGTACCACCCGGTGAACGTGTGCAAGAGCGCCTGCACCTGCGCGACGAGGTTGTCGACCAGAGCGTTACGGCCGGCAGCGTTTGCCTCAACGGCGGACGTCAGCGCCGTGACGTCAGTCGTTTGGCTGGGAGCCATCGACCGAAGGTGCTGTGGGAGCGGGCGGTTCGGGTGGTCGCGGCGGGTTCAGCTTCGCGGCCAGGACCGCCTGCTGCTGCTGCAACACGAGGTCAGCCGAGCGCTGCGTCTTCGCGTCACGGATCTGCTGCGGCGAGAACTGCCACACCTCAGTCAGCAGCGACTCGAACGGCAATGCGACTGCCTGCGCGGACGCGGCGCCCTTCTCCGCGAGGCTGTACCGCTCCGCGGGCAGGAAGTTCACCTGCACCTTCGAGGCGTCCGCACGCGCGTCGTCGCCCATGTATTCGAACCCGAGCGCGATGTTGAACGCCAGCACGCGCGAGGCTGCGCGCAGGAACTCCTCGACCTTGAAGACCAGGCCCTCGCGCATCAGCTGGGCGCCCTCAGCGGTCTGCGTGGCCGCGTCCGGGGTGAACATGGTCATCGGGGTCCGGGTGACCGCGGACAGCTTCAGCTGGTCGGCCTTGATCGCGCCCAGCAGGCCGGTGATGTCAGCTTGACCCGACTCCCAGACCTTCGCGCCAGGAGGGAGGAGCCACATGGCGTCCGGGCCCGCCTCGAACAGGTCGTTGTAGTCGATGAGCTGGCCGGTCTCGTCGCGCTCCTCGAGCTGCTCGACGCCGGGGTCCGTGGACTGCTCGATGCCACGCTGGCGGAACGCCTGCATGGTCGTGATGACCATGAGCATCAGGTTCAGGTGGTTCAGCCGGTCCAGCAGGTCGATGTGGAGCTCGAACTCGCCCACACCGTCACGGTTGCGCAGCTCCTGGACTGGGATCTTCTGCGATGCGTACGTCTCGGACCAGTACGGGTCATCGGCGCCATCGGTCGGCGCCTCGCCACGCAGGTCATACGTGCCGGCCGAGAATGCGACCTTCACCGGGTCAGCGATGCCCAGGATGCCGCCCGAACGCAGCTGACGAGGCTGCGGGATAGCCTTGCGCGCTCGGACGGCCACATGCTTCTCACCAGGTAGCCACAGGATCGCCACGTCCAGCCCGAACGACGAGTCGTTGAACAGCTTGAACGCAGCCTTCACCTTGCGCGGGTTCACCGGGTCGAGCTCGACGGCCATCTGCCGCGGGTCCTCGGCGGTGATGACCGCCAGGTCGCCGTCCTCCTCCGGGGAAGAGGTCAGGATGTAGGACCGGCCGAACCGCTTCGCCATGCGCGCCGCGTCCGGGAAGGAGATGTCCAGGTCGTTGCCGGTGACCATCTGCCACGCCACCTGGTCACCCTCAGGGTCCGGGTCCGCGCCGGTCGTGACCGACCGCAGACCCATGCGCTCAACCTCGGCCTGCACGATCAGGGCCGCGTAGTTGGTGCGCGAGGTCTGCTGGAAGCGGTAGAACCGCGACTTGGTCTGCTCCGAGCCCCACGCCAGCGGTGGCCGACCCTCGTAGTAGGCCTGCAGCAGGTCGAACCGCGCCTGGTCGGCCTGCAGCTTCTTCCACAGGCGGGTCATCCACCAGCCGACAGAGCCGGGAGTGTCAACGTCGGCAATAGGCACGGCGACTCCCGTTCTGTTATCGGACGCGGATGACCTTCGCGGTCTTCTTCTTGCGCGGAGTAGCGCCCTTCGCGAGCGCGTCCAAACGGGCCTGCCAGGACAGGACCGCGGCCATGGCGTAGTCGAACTTGCGGTCCTCGTGCAGCTTCTTCAGCACGAACAGGCGACGACCCTCGTCGTCGTACAGGTTGATGTCCTTACGGCCGGCCGCGGCGATGTGCTTCGCGAACCGGGCCTCAGGACCGTCCTCGGCGGTGTCGCGGCCAACCTCATGGGTGACCGATGCTGACGCGATCGCCTCGATGTACGCGCGAACCGCGTACGACATCTGCTTGGGTCGGTTGGTCCACCACTCTTCCCAGATGCCCGGGCGCTTCCCGGCCCACTCGCCCATCGTCTCGATCCAGTGCGGCGGGTCGCCGTAGGCCTTGAACACCTCGTAGCGTTCGTGGAGCTCGTTCTCGGCTGCGTAGACCTCGGAGATGGGCACTTCCCACTCGTCATCGTCCAGCGGCTTCTCCCAGCCCGCGAACAACCGCTGACGCCCCGTCATGACGTCCGTGATGACCAGCCCCGTCGCGTCACGCAACCGGGCACCGTCGAAGCCGACCGTCACCAGCGCGCCGTCCGGGATCGGGTCGCCGACCAGAGCGTTCCAGGCGCCTGCATCGAACGCCTGCTGGTTCGACTTCGTCCAGCGGTTCAGCCACACGCGCTCGAGGTAGTTGCGGTCGGCCGCCGGCCGGTCCCACTGCTTGGCGATGTCCTCGAACTGGCCGGGGCCGAACTCGCCCACCCCGCCAGTGGCCTCGACTACGGCCTCGATCCGCTCAGCCAGCGAATCCATGTCATAGGCCTTGCCCGTGCGCGGGTTCGTCGGGCTCGCATCGCGGTGGAAGTACGCCAGCGCTGGGTCGTCGATCAGCCCGTCACGGATCTGCTCCGCCTCGTTGTGCAGCCCCTCGGCGACCGACCCCTCGCCGAGCTCGCCGGCAGTGCCGACGTACAGGCCCCACGGGTCCTCGAGCACCCGCTTGGACAGGTTCGCGACCATCGTCTCGTGCGCCGCCAAGGCCCGCGGCAGCGACAGACGGTGCGGCTCGTCGAAGCAGTTGAGCGTCGTGCGCGCACCGTCACGCGAGCCGGGGGAGTTCGACAGGGGGACAGCCTTGCCATCCGCGCGGCCCCACTCGTCCAGGCGCAGGATGCGCTCGAGCGAGACGTCGAAGAACTCGGCGTCCGGGCCCTCCTCGCAGATGACCTTCAGCGCACCGTAGGCCAGCTCCTCGACCTGCTCCTGGGTGACCGCGAGCATTGGGATGTACGGGTCACGCACCGGCCGCGCCACAGGCTCACCGTGAGCGTCGAAGCCGTCACATCGCGCCGGCCCCTCCGGGTGCAGCTCGACGTAGGCGATCAGCGCCATCTTCTCGGTCTTCGCCAGTCCCTTGCGGCACGAGATCCCGACGCGCTTGAACCGGCGCCGGCCCTCAAGGCGATGCCCCTGCGGGTACACCTCGAACATGCGGTAGATCTGCGCCTCGAACTCGTCGTCCACGACGTACGGCTCGCCCTTGAGCGACCCCGGGCCGTAGATG